GGAACACAACGACTGGCTACACGCTCTGCGTGGATTACAGTGATTTCAACCTTACACACCTGGTCAGCTCCCGTGCTGACCTCGCCCGCGCCGTCGCCCGGGCATACAGCCGAAAGCAGATGCACGAGGCAAGTGCTGCCTCTGATTGGATTGCCAAGGCACATTACAATCACACTATTGACGGCCACAGGGTCCGTCAAGGCCTGTCTAGCGGTGAGCGTGACACTGCAAGGGACAACACAATACTACACACTGTGTACGCTGAGCTGGCCACCAATGCGCTCGGGCAACTTGGTGACCACGTAAAAAGGGCCTTCTTTCGGTGCTGTGGTGATGACGAGATTGTCGTCGGCCTCGACTGGCACGCTGCTGTCTCATATGTGCTGGAGCTGGAGGCCCAAGGTCACAGTATCCAGCGCCGGAAGATCATGTTGTCATGCCAGACTGGGGAGTTCCTGCAGTACAACATGTTTGCCGACGGGCGCATGGCTACGCAGCCACTCTGTCCGGCCCTAATCAATGCTGTCTCAGGCTCATGGTACAAGACTGCTGCTTACAACCCCATTGATGTGCCTAACCAAGCAGCCAGCACCTTCGGCGGGCTGGTGCGCCGGGGTCTGCCGCTCGACATTGCCCAGAAACTTACCATATCATGTTGCAATTGGTTGTGTCAAGGCACGGCTTGGCGGAGCCGCTTGGCAGCTCATGACCTGTTCGGCTCACAGCTGCCACCAATTCAGCGGCCCCACACGCCACCTGGAAGCGGTCTGCGTGATTCTGTACCGCTTCCATCCCTCGGTGCTAGGCACTATTGCGCCTGGCTCGCGGCCACGTACCCGGCGCTCCAGCCCCAGTTGGCGGCGTGTCGCAATGCTATCCTGGACACGCTTGACAATGACACCTTTGGGGCTGCCGTTGCTGCTATTGCTGAGACACAGCCCACAGATGATCCCGACCAGTTGAGCCGCATTCCTCTCTGGACGCCCCCATTCGTGGACACTGGGCGCTTGATGCGGCAGTGGTTGCTAACCCACATCGGCAGCCGAATTGACTGGGTGGAG